ATAATATTATTAATAATAATTATAAAGAAAAAAAGTGGGTTTTTGGCCACAGAAGCATTTTTACCCCCAAATAATATATTATTTTGCCTAAAAATACCCGTTTTTACCCCATTTTGGGCATTTTTACCCCCAAATAATATATTATTTGCCATTTTTTCGTGCCCACTTTTTTTTCCAAAAGTGGGCATAAAATGGCAAAAGTGGGCATAAAACCCAATAATTTTGAAATATAAATATTACATTTTATGGGTATTTACCACTTTTGCCCACTTTTGCCCACTTTTATGCCCATTTTTTTCACAAAAAGTGGGCAGAGATTTTTACTAATTTATCATCTATTGAAGTAATCTTCAAGCCACATGATGCTCGATTCTACAACATCCGCCGGGTTATACTTTCCATCACTACTCTTTGGCATGACGCCATGCAAAATTTTCAGATACTTGATTACAGTATTTTGATGATAAACAAGTCGGTCTTCAGGAAGTCTTCCGGTCATAGCTATTTTCAAATAATTAGCCGCTTCCCTGAGTAAATCTGTATATGCGATAAAGTCATCTGGAATATCATCCGGTTTAAAATTGTCAGTCATATGCTCACTGACGAATTTAATAAATACATAACATTCCTCTATACTAATTCTCTTCTTGCTCATTTTTCTCTAACTCCTCATAGCATTCCTTGGGTGTATCACCAGAGCAAAAGAACCGGTTATTGACATATAACTCATAATGTCCATTGACTAGGATTAATTTTGTGTTATACTTCATACGTTTATTTCGAAAATAACCTCCCAATTCCATGCATATGGATACACACGTTTTATTTCTTTATTTAGCTTGTCTTCATGCATCATTATTACCTGATGCTTCGATAATATCATATTATGATTATCGTTTACGTTATTTATGATGACAAATCCACATTCATCATCAGAAAACAACATTAAAAAATCACGTAAGGTCACAATAAAACCTCCTTTCCTTTTTTAATCACATTTTGTATACCCACAACTAGAGCACGTAATACAGCCGTTCGTACGAAACACGGCATGTTCTCCACATTTTGGGCATTCCTCGAATATCGTTGTGACGAACTTCGACAACAGTTTTTCTTCTGCCTTCTCAATAGGCTTCATTAGTTTGGAACCTAGGCTCGAAATTTCAATCTTGTCGGCAACGGGTTCGTCACTATCATCTTCTGGAATCATCTTCTCAAGTTCTTCCAATGCATATCCAACAGCACACGGACACGATGAACCAATAGATACATCGTTCATAGTCGCTTTCCTGACTGCGTAAGAAGGACAGGTACCAGCTGATTTGAGCTGGTCTATTATTTTATATGACGGTACTCCAGCCCGCGCTGCTAGGCTTATAAGTCTAGATACTGCTACCATAAACGAATTACATCCACCAGTAGAACCTTTTGAAAGGAAACATTCCCTTAGTTCGTCAGTGTCAATGTCATAAAAAGATTCCAAATGAAGTGTTCCGCATCCGGTGGTTAATGTCTTTTTAAGTCCATAACATTTATCACTAATTGGGATTACTTCTCCTCTCTTAAGAGTTGTCTTTGTGTCATCAACCTGTTCCTCGACGACATCAACATGCTCTTCTTTTTCTTCCTTGTCGTTAGTCGTAAGTATGGCTGTCCTATAACAGTTGTCTCTGAATACAGTTACACCTTTAAGACCGAGTTCCCACGCTGTAATGTACAAATCGCAAATATCTTCAGGAGTAACATCCTCTTTCAAATTTACGGTTGAACTGATTGCAGCATCAATAAATCTCTGCCATACGGATTGTACTTTAAGTCTATCGTAATACGGAATCTGATGGGCTGTGATGATGGATTCTTCTGATGAGAGGTCTATATCACTAACATCTACGCACTTTCCATATTTACTAGCGATGACGTCTTTTATTACTTTAGGATATACTGTATACGTCGTATCTTCGCCGTTAAGACTTTTAGTTACACGATTGTAATGCGTTGCGAACAACGGTTCAATACCACCAGATACGTCAATCATGGTAGCTATACTACCAGTAGGAGCAACAGTTAGGAGTTGCGAATTCGCTAACCCATATTTGTATATACTGTTCATAAAATCTTCAATAGTTTTCTTGTCATATTTATAATTCTGTATGTTGTTGCTTCTAAAAAACTTACAAACCGTATTATCTTCTGTAATAGTAGTATACAAATTTAACATATATCTGGTGTTTAACAATGCATCGTATTCCAAGTCTACTTTCTTACTTGGATTTTCTATAGCTATTTTATTACTTGTCAGGAGAGAGTAATATGCCATCAGACTGCCAACATCTTTTATGAATACAAATGACTCCGGGCTCCCGTATACCATACCAAGCTTAATAAGCGCATCGGCAAATCCCATAACGCCAAGACCTATCTGTCTCCAGCGTTTTACTGATTCTGTCTGTTCATTCAGAGGATGTAAATCAACACCTTCATCTAAAACTTTATTCAAGGCACGTACAGAAATATCAATTGCATCGATAAAGTCTAAGAAGTCGAAGATATATGAGTTGTAGTCGTTATCCCATTTACAGAACGCAGACAAATTAAGAGCTCCAAGCAAACAGCTTCCGCCAGAAGGAAGAGGTTCTTCAGCGCAAGGATTTACACCGCCATATTTAAATCCCGGTTGGTTACTAAGCAGACCACCTTTGCGTATATTATCCCAGAATAAAATTCCGGGCTCGCCGGTTTCCCAATTATACTCACTCAACTTCATCAGCAACGCATTAGGATTTATCTTTGTACCAGACATGTCTTTTTCAGTCTTAGTTTCAGGGTCGTACATACTACGATTAAATATCAATTCGTAGTTCTCTTCATCAGTGTCTCTAGCCTTAATCATAAAATCGTCATCCACTCGCACAGACAAATTAGCGTTGTTGATTTTATTAAGGTCTCGTTTTACGTCAACGAATTCCAAAATATCAGGATGATTAGATGATAACGACATCATCAATGCTCCTCGACGTCCGTTCTGCCCAATAATTTCAGTCGTCTTATCATACAACTCCATAAAAGACACCACACCGCTACTTGATTTAGCTGCATTGTGGATAGCAGCACCTTTGAATGACAGCTTACTAAGGTCGATACCGCAACCTCCTCCATACGAGAATGTACGTGCGAGTTTCTTAGCTGTGTTAAAGATAGATTCGAGATTATCTTCAGGGGGCGCAATTACGTAACAATTGCTGTATGTCTTTTTGGAAGTCACCGACGCGTTATTACGGTTTGCGAGTATACGACCACCGAACAGAAACTTCTTAGATTCGATGAGTTTAGCCAATTGCATATCACCGCCAGTTACGTCGTACATCCATTCGTGGTATGTTCTACCATCAGCATATTTCTTCTTCCAAATATCCAATCCCAGAGTGTTGTCTTCACCAAGCCACTCTTTTTCATTTTTGTAAATAGTTTCAAAATTTTCCATAATTACCTCCTTGATTTTTCTACTGTATGATTGATTACTGCTTTTAAAAACCTTTTAACATCATCCTGTGATAAATTAACTGCCCGGAATCCATCCGTGGTACAAATCATAAACTCATTCGGATTTATGATAGACCCTGTATTATCGTAAATTTCAAGGTCACGCGTACCAGCAATGCCGTCGAAAAACTCTATAGTGTATTCCATAGTGTATGTGTCACCTAGAGAACAAATCCACTCTTTTTCATTTTTGTATATGGTTTCAAAATTTTCCATAATTACCTCCGTCTTATATATCAAACAAACTATATTGTTTTTTATTTTTTAAATCAAAATCACGAACCGCATCGCAAAACGCGCGAACATCATCGAGAGTCATATTAATAGCGGTCCAACCTCTTGTTTTACAATCCATGAAAATCTTAGGATTAATATAAATACCTTTTTCACTAATTGAAAGCTCATAAGTTCCGTTAGTACGCTCACGAATATAAACTGTGTAAACACCATTAAGAGTGCGGATTCGCTCGAACGTAAGGTCGTTAAATTTATGATAGATGAAACACATAAGATTACCTCCTTTTAATTCACATCGTAATCTTTTACCGCAGTGAGAATTTTTTGCACATCGTCCCATGTAAGATTAATGGCTCTACAATATTCTGTGGTGCAGTCTATGAATTTTTTAGGATTGATGCAAACACACTTACTGTCATAGATTATAATATCATAAATACTGTTATAACCTTCATAAATAACAGCCGTATATACATCGTGAAGACCATAAATTTTTATTTCAATGAGTTTTTTTATGTCGTGATAATCTAACATAAGATTACCTCCTTCTTATAAAATCAAATAAATGTTTACGTCTTTTATTTTTTACCTCAGAATCGCGTACTGCATCACAAAACGCATGAACGTCGTCAAGTGTCATATTAATAGCGTTCATATCCGTTGCATCTGTATCACAATCCATGAAAATAGTAGGTTTAAGATAGAAACCCCTTTCGTTAATCGAAAGTTCATACGTTCCATCAAGATTTTCATAAATCACTATTGTATATACATGATTGAGAGTGCGAATCCTCTTGAATATGACGTCGTTAAATTCCTTATAAAATTTGTAAATGATGTTAGAGTCTTCCATAATTTCCTCCTTTGATTAGCGTGAAGAACTCCTGAACATCATCCCATGTCAGGTTAACAGCCATAGAACCCTTCACATCACAATCTTTATAAATATTCGGGTGATGAACATGTCCTACGTTATCGTATATCACGAGTTTATACATACCGTTCTCGCATTCGAAATATTCTATTCTGTACCAACGGAGACGTGTGCTAATTACTTTTTCCATGATAATTACCTCCTTAAATACGTTATAAACAATTCAATTAACTGACTTTTCAACTGCGATACAAAACGCCTTGACATCATCAGGTGTTAGTTTAAAAGCCAAAGAACCTTCTGTGATACAATCCATGAATTCCCTAGGGTTCTTGTATACATATTTATTATCACGAATTGAAATTTCATATGTTCCATTAGAGCATTCAATAATCGCTACTGTATATACTCCACGCGGACCACTAATATCTTTATAAAGAAAATCGAACCAAATACCGGGATAAACATAATACGTACTATCTTTTACTGCAGTAAAGAACTCTTGAACGTCGTCCCATGTTAAGTTAACCGCTGTAATACCTTCTACATCACAATCTTTGAATAACTTAGGATTATGACTGTGCTTATAATTGTCATATATCGCAAGCTTATACATACCATCGTTACATTCAAAATAATCTACTATGAAGACGTCGCGGGAAGCATAAATCTTTTTTTCCATAATAACCTCCTTATTTTAAAACAGTTTTACCAACTAACATAAAAAACATGTAGTATAATACAACGATAATCATAGATACGAGACTAGAGAAGAAATCGAATAGATACCCGGTAATTGCAAATATGAACGGCGACATCAAAAGTAAGAATGTCAATAAGCTCGATAAGCAGTCGAAGATTTTCCTACTAGTAGAATTGTTCTTGCACGACAATTCTATCCTATGAAAGATACAAATAAAAATAAACACAGCGAAAAATGCAGCAAAAAAGAAGATAAAAAATTTTTCCATGATAACCTCCTATTTAGAAAGAAATTGTCCGACGACAGCTGTTATAATTAAATATACGACTATAATTATTAACGACGCTATAACGGTTATGAAATTAAACAAACAACCGGCTATAGCAAATATAAAAGGAGACAACCAAACAATATTAGCCATAACGGTTGTAATAACATTGAATATTTTTCTTGATGTCGAGCCATCGGCACAAGACAGTTCTATTTTATAAAAAATTCCAGTGAAGATAAACGTAAATGCCCACGCAGCTATAAAACCTAGAATGAATTTTTCCATAATAATTTCCTCCTCCATTTTAACCAATAATTCCTTTTGCCATAAGAATCATCCCTACAAAAGTACCGCCATGTATTATAAACCAAGCCACCCACCAAGGGATTGCGTACCTAAATCCGTCATATATACAACTGTGAGTTCCAATAAACAATAACTCAAATCCGAGCAACATTCCTGTGAAAAGTAAAAATGATATCATATTTCTTCCTCCAAATTCAATCTATTTAAGTTAAGCGGATTATCTCAATTATAGCGAATGCTCCGTGTAAGATAAACCACGCAATCCACCACGGAATTGCAGACTTCAAGCCGTCATATGCCCAGTTATAGAGACCAAGGTGTATACATACAAATCCAAAGAGAACTAATCCAATAAGCAACACTATCATTTTATTTCTTCCTCCATTTACAATACAATAGCTAATATCGTACCAACGATGGCACTCAAAATATAAACCGTGATTAGTATCCAGTCAATCACTGTTCCGGGCTCGACACCTGTGATGCCGTAGACTGCCAATCTAACTAATCCTAACACAACGCCTGTGAATGCAACAAATGCACACAAAATTTTTTCCATTTTATTTCCTCCATCATTTTTATTAAATGTGCTAAATGTTCATATAGAAGACACCGCTGTGTCAATTGCGAAAAGAATGATAAAAGTTACAACTGCAGCAATAAGCCCTACGATAAAATATAAATTTTTCATTTTCCTCTCTTTTTAATTAGACTCTTTTCATTGAAATTTTTTTTCTTTGATAAAGCCGAATTTATGGCTATATCTATAATAGATTTTGTTTTTATATGATAATAAAACAAATCTGTGAAACTGGTATTCAATCGGTCTATTCTACCAGCCGATTGCACCATAACCTTATATGAGTAATTTGGACTGAAAAATACGATTGTATCTGTGTCAGTACAGTTCCACCCCTCAGCTCCAGCAGTGTATTGAACTAAATATACCCATCTTTTGGATGTAGGTATACTCTCATGCTTATGTCCATTCCATTCGGCGATAACTGTATTTTTTAAGTACGGTATTTTTTTAAGTCGTTCTAGTTCATAGTCGAAATTGTAAAATATAATTAATCGATTATGTAACTTCTGAATTTTTTCAACTTCACGAGATTTGTTATCGTTATCATTGACTATTCGTCTGAGTGCATAACATAACGAACTAATCTGTTCGATAGGCTTATTATTGAAAATATCCCATCTGTTTCGCATTACGTATCTGTACTTAGTTACATCGTAGTCGCAGAAAACGTTTATATGATGTTGAGTTGTCTTTCTATGGAAATTCATCGGAACAAGAATTTTGTCTTTGTAAAATATCAATAACCCTTCGTCAATGTATTTCTCTATCTTAGGGTATTTCGAAAATTTACTAAAAACAGCATGTTCATGTAAGAAATCTGTTCTATTTTTATAGAATCCATTCGCGATAAAGACGGGGATATATTCTTCCCAAGAATCTCCCGGTGTAGCGGAGAGGAGAATCCATTTATTTTTCTTAGTTATTTGAAGGAAGCATTTCACCCATTCTCCATGCCCAATAACTCTCTGTTCGTCAAATATAAAGAATGCATCTTTTACATTAACATATTTTTTTATGTTGTTCCACGAATCTATATTAAACGCGTAACCTTCGAATCCACCATGTTTTTGTATGTCGGATTTCCATTCATTCGTATCACGTTTTCGTGCTGTAGTAATGATGTATACATCTAAATATCCTTTAAGTTTAGCGTAGGCAAGAGCAGTTAGTGACTTTCCTGAACCAACCCCCCCACATAAAATACATCCATTATGCATTTTAGACAATGCGTCTTTTTGGTATTCTCTAAGTTCCATATATCCTCTCTAAAATATAAAGAATCTAGTTCTATTTTACGCATCGGAACTAGAAAGCGACGGTCAGCTCGCATAGTGGGCATTGTTAAGAGGCATACGAGAGTAAATGACTAGCGCTACTTGTCACCGGCATTGGCTACGCTGACCCCAATGTCTAATCTTTATTGAATTGACCCTACCCTTTAATCTTGATTAAAAAGGAAGGTCACTATCATCAAAATTATCAGAAGAACTATTTTCGTTAGTCTCCATCATCATTTGTTCGAATCGGTCGATTTGCTGGTAAACAGTCATACCACTGAGATACGCAGTCTGACCACTCTCGCCGTTAGGCCGCTCCCAATGATACGGCCTAATATCCATGTCAACCGACTCAATCCTAATAGAATCCAATGCTGACACAAGATTCTCATCGACTCTTGTCTTTTTATCACCGGATTTAAGAATTATCGTAGGTCCCCACTGATTGAACTTCAATTTAACCTTAATGTATCTAAAGAATTCTCCTGCCTCTGAAGTTGAAGGTTTTACTGTGGGAGAATATCCGTTTCTTCTAAAGAAGTCGACCGCAGCATCATCAGGAAGCACTAAACAGAAATTTCTATCTCCTTCCTTATTGTAAACACCCGGTTTTCCGCTAAAATTCTTAAATATAATTTTAGCGTTGTTAATCTCTATCGTTTGTCCGTTAGTTTTGCATTCCATATTATTGTTCCTCCATTTATTCAGAAAGTTTATCAATTACTCTACTAATGAAACATTTTTTATAATATGCTATATAATATTCGTTGATTGCGTCTACTAGGAGATTGTGTACTATCATTTCTCCTTCTTTTTCAGTAGCTTTATTACGCAATTTTTCTTGAGCTTCTTCGAGTGCGTCGAAGACGAGATTATCTACAATTGCTTTTACCTCTTCTTCACTTATTATCTTTTTTTCTACCATTTTATTATTTCTCCTGTCCGAAAAAAACAAATAGTTCAACGAAAGTACGGTATATAATATTCGTCGAACATATCTTCTATACTTAATTCCCTTAAATCCTTAATTGTTCTCGTCTCTTCTTCACACGTTTTCTTACTATCTTTTTTACCAAAAAGCAAATTAATAAAATCACCAAAGCGACGTGCATTATAATATTCATCGAGCAAATCTTCTACACTTAAGTCATTATTTGTTTTTGTATCGTCGTCGCTCGTTTTCTTAATATCTTTTTCTTCATCCTCAATCGATTGACGAGACCAATATTCTTTTTGAGCCGCCAAATCATCTTCACAACAACTGAGCAATTTCTCAAGTTCCTCGTTATAGTATTTATTAAACTTATCGAGCAGGATGTCAGAATTGTCTTTACAATTCATTTTCATTTTCTCAAGTTCCTCGTTATAATGTTTAACGAATGTTTCGAAACTGTTATCGGAATCGTTTTTCTTTTCTTCACAACTATTATTGGAATCTTCCTTACGATTAATACTCTTCTCTGTAGAGAACTCGCCATGATAACGTTTCTCTAACTTTGCAATATTCTTGTTAAGAACCTCTTCGAACTTGGTTTTATCGATAGCCCACGCCATAAGAGCTACATACCAGCACACGTCACCAAGCTCAAGGATAATCTTTTCCTTCGTATCATCGTCGAGCTTATGTCCATGATACATATATTTCTTTATAATATCATTGACCTCTCCAACTTCTCCCGACAAACCAAGAGACGCGTTAAGAATCAAATCTTTTTGTTCAAATACGTCTTTATTCAATGTCTTTAGTGCCAAATCGGTATAACTCTCGTTTTCATTTATCCATTCTTTAAGAGCATCTTCAAATTCCTTTATTGCGTTTGACAATTCTTTAACAGCATTCTTCAATTCGTTAACGGTATCACGATTAGCAATAAGTGCTGCCGAAATATCCTCGTATTCTTTGCAATTTTTCATGGTATTTTCGTTCATAATAATTACTTCCTTTCTTTCTTTTTGACATTCTTTTTATTTTCTTCATACTTTATAGGTCGTCTAGAATTTTCTCTAGCAGGGACACTTAAACAGTAATCGCAGGGGTCATCTGCGTCGCTGCTATTATAATGTTTACATTTTGAACAATAAAGTTCAAACTCTACTATCTTCATCTTTGTTCGACAAATTCATTGATATTTACATATTTGTTTATAGTTTTTACCGCGTCATCAACTAAACTGTCATAATATGAAATATCAATGTCGTCTTCCTTTCCTAGATTTTTTACGTCTTCCGACTCAAGCCACATATAGTCTTTTGTACCGGTGACCGAATCGTATTTAGATGAACCGTCTTTGTTTTTTCTTCTACTTACCAAAACGCCTCCGCCATGTCCAGATTTTATAGGACAAAACGCTCCAACTTTTCCTACATACTGGTAATTGTGTTCACCATCAGGAAGAGTTTCATTCATGTCCAAAAGCATTTCAGTAGACACGGTCTTAGTCTCACACAAATCCGAAAATATAATTGGTTCATGAGAGAACAATGTTTTGAATACGTATGGAACAGCGAATTGAGTACCTGTTGCAGTCCAATGACCATCTTTGGCGTCTTTAGCTATATATACTGCTTTATTTACGAGACACATTTTTTCGTAAGTCGCTTCGTGTTCAAAGTTATAACCGTACTTTTTACCGAACTCTTTGACCTGTTCAATTATTTCAGGTGTAGCGTTTGGTATCTTTATCGAGTCCGTCTTTATATGAGCGACCGTGAATCCTTTAGATTCTACGAATTCCTTTAGGTCGACCATAAATAATGCACCTCGTTTCGCGATTATGTTATCGATGTTTCGAATATCACGAAAACGATTGTCAAACGAAGCGAATGTCTGACCATAAACCGCATTTATAGGAGTTTTAATACCGTTAGCAAGGTATTTAGGATTTAGTTCTCCGGATTCGATACGATTAATGTATTTCGACAGTTTGCCATCAAACATTTTTCTGACGATGTCCAAATTCTGATGCTTGACTTCAACTCTCGTCTCTACGAGGTCCATAAAGTTTTGTGTATACTTAGGCCCGAAGTAACACTCAGACAATGTAGAATGCGGATGCTGAGATGTTATGTCTAACAACGCAACGTTAAAATATACTCCGGGTTCAGAATATACCAATCCTCCTTCACCAACCTCGATACCTTTGTAAGTAGATACCCCGTTATCGAACTTGTATCCGTCAAAATAAGGTAAAAGACTATTTGCTTCGCCATGACGAATTGCCATCATATCCGGGAAATACTTTTTCAAAAATATCAATACATCTTCTTCTAACTCGAAGACCGGTTTTGACAAATCCCTATATCTGAATTCTTTCTGTGGATTCTTCTCTGCACCAAATATAATTCGAGCTGTATGCTCGTTTGTAGAGGTGTTCAGAGACAATCCTGACAAATCAGCAAGTATCTGTCTAGCAAACCAGTCGCCCTTCAAGAAATCAAACACCGCTTCGGTAGCTATGACATCGTTGTCACAGTATTCTGCTACCTTTGGAATGTCCTCGTCTTTAACCGGCTCATCCCACGACATACCGAGTTCTTTGTGATGTATGCCCAGTTTAATTTCGAACTTTTTCAACGACATTTTGTTTCCAGCTGAAGCAAAATCGTATACATCTGCGTATGACAAACTATATGCCTGACCAAAGAATCCTTTACCTTCTGTTATTATCTTTTGGCTCAGGTTATACAGTTCCTCATTCGAATAACCGATTAACCGAGCGTACAACATATGGTTATCATATCGTTTACAGTTGAACCCGATTAAATTGTGTTTGCAAAGATTATCAACGTCGTTTGGTGTTGGATTTATTAAGCGTATGACAGGATTAACATCACCCTTAAATTTCCAGTTTATTAAAAATAGATTTGGAAACACCTCTACGTCAAAGAATACGAGGTCGTCGGTGTTATCCTCATTTAAATCCTTGACAGTTTCATGCTCTGCCAAGAATTTCATATCTGCCACTTTTTTAATGCAATAAACTGATTGATTTGTACTATTCATTGCAAAAGCGTAGATTACGTTTTTCAAATCGGATACGTCGTAGTTAATACCACTATTATACGCTTCTTCCAAAGTTTTGTATATCATATCTATCGACGATTTAGTCGACGGCATTATTTCTTTTTTCAAATGCCTCGATATAACCGTTCTGATAGCTTTTTCATTTTTTAATCCATTAAAATCTATCACTTTTTCTTTTTTTGTTGGAAGTCCTGAATTTATTACAGCTATTTTCTCGTTGTTACATTTCGTTAAAAGTCGTCTTAATGACGAATTGCCATTGAACACTTTTACTTCTATGTTCTCTGAGTAAATGCCTGATAGCTTAGAGACATCTCCTTCATAAATATAATGTAAGTGAACACCTTTACCGCTCTTACTCAACTCCGCATACGTTTTTGGGAATTTTGACGCAGCTTCGATGTTTTTAGCTAAAGACTTTTCACCATTGTCTTTCAAGTCGAAGTCTATAACTATATGATTAAGCGGCACTTTGACGTAGTGCAATATAGATGTGTCAATAGATGACAACGTGGTTTTAACTGAATCCCATTTTTTATACGGAAGACCGTCATCATTAGCATATTGTGCAGGCTGGTTTTTTAAAATATCATCAAGAACAGACGGTTGAGATTTCATAGAAAGCCATCCATTATCCATACGATTGTCACTTTCACACTGAGATTCTTCAGTTACGTTCAAGTCTTTAAAACCATGATAATAACTCCTCGCTCGTGTTCCATCCTCCAAAATATAACGTTCGTGATACTCTTCGAAGTAATTTCTCAATTCTTCTCTGAATATTCGCATCGAAAACGGATATTGAACTTTTGCATCATCGCAATAGTTCTTATACATTTCCCATGCGACTTTAAGAGGAACGCCGTTGTTTTCCATAAATTTGTTATACGAATCTAAAACAAAATTATAAAAGTCATTACTAGCGTTCAACATTATAACCGGAACGTATTTATCATATCTTGTGGGATTACTAAGATAGACGTTTTTACACTTGTTTGCAATCGCTCCAAGTTCAAAATCTATCTTTTTAGTCAGAGTATTGTATTTCTGTTGGCTTACCTTCTTACCAGTAGGTGAAACGTCTATCAATCGTCTGATTATACCAGAACGTGAGTCTGTTATCTTAACGGGTTTGTTGGTTCCCATGAATAAGAAACACCGGTACCGATTGCTGTACAACGACTTATACTTCTCATTCACGGTCATCATCTCGTGTGATACAAGACTGTTTAGTCTAGTATTATCTTCGATTCTTGACAAGTCACCGTCATGCTGTATACCAACCAAAGGATTACACTTAAACGGTTCAAGAGCAAAAGAGTTGTTAGAAGAACCTAAAGCTTTGGCGTCAAATACAGAATAATATCCTTCGAACAACTTCTGGATAATATTAAGTACTGTTGACTTACCAGTACCAGCAGAACCGTAAAACACGAGGAATTTTTGTATATTTACGGAATCCCCTGCTACAATTGAACCTATGGCCCATTCTATTTTCTCCTTCTCTGCAGAAGAATATAAAGTACCGACTAGTTCATCCCATGCGTCAGTAGGGCCATCGTTTAACGTATACGACAGCTTTTTAGATACATAGTCTTCTTTTTTAGGATGCTGGTCGGCGAAAGTTATTCTATCATCTAATTGTACGTAGTTGTCCCTAAGATGTTTTTGGCAATATTTATGCCATTTATCTATTAGACCCGATTCTGAGTCCCATAGAAATTTTGGAATGACCGTAACGTCTGGTTTCTCCTCTTGCAATTTAGTTGCGTACTGTTTTACATCATTGTCAATCAGATTCAACAGAACGTTTTCATCTGTTGACCACAGCTGTTCTTTCTCATTCCAAACAGCATAAAAATCGCCGCCTCTTATCATCAAATCGTTAGTACGATTGACGATAAATTTAGGATAGACTTCAATTGTCATATCCTTACTTCTTTTAGTTGCTATTAAATAGAAGTCCATCCGTTCTCCTTTCTAAATGTTTTTCATATATCAATGACATAGTTCTGTCATGAAGACCTGCATTTGGTCCCACATAGACAACGTTCGCATGTCTATCTTTTTATTTCTAGTTATAAATGGAGAACCACTTCCGTTCTTTCTGTATGTTTTCGTGCAGAATTTGTCAATGATATCTATTACTTTTTTTTCATCAAAATTTCCATCAGTCATATCTATGAGACCCATATTTACTATGAATTCCCAAAACCATTGAGAACCTCGATAACCGTATTTTGGGTCATACAAAGTGTTCTCAATTTCCATCGCCAATTCTACGAGAAGTTCGAATACAGATGATTCTTGAAACGGAGGAGCATATTCATTGAAATTGCTTAACCTCCGTTTAGATAACGCATTGTTAATCCTAGAATCATCCTCGTCGAAATTATTGATGTATGGTGTTGAAAAAAGATATTTCAATAGACGAGAATATTCACTCCTATAAAATATCTTCCTCACCAGATATGAGAAATATGCATTCTCATCGTTCATCGTTCATCCTCAGCTCAAATCTTCTGCGATTTCATAATATCTTTTTAGAGTGTTGTTTTGGATATATACTGCATCTTCGTCAGTCTCCTTAAATATACGTTTAAACGCATCTCCGACATAATCTGTGTAGTCGGTTATTTCTCGTCCCTTCAAATCATACATCTTATCTTTTTCAGTGTTATATTCCCACTGAATCATTTGATACGTAGAGACTTCTCCATATTCAGATGAATCGATAATCATGATGTCCGTAGATGCATCAACGTAACAATCTTCAGGTACGCCAGCGTAATAATCATCTTTTTCATAACAAATAACGTCTTCGTCAGTCAATTCATCTTCAGAGGAAAACATTTCAAACTCGTCGTCAGGATAATCGTCCTCATCGAACATATCATCCGACTCGCCAGAATAAATATCAATTACTTCTTTTGCGCTTTTTACCGCATCATCCATATCCTTTTTAAAGTCGTCATTACTGTTACGAAAAAAGTCATTCACCATATTTGTATATTTCCTTTCCATTTCGTCCTTCTTTTTCTTAAATATAAAGAACGACGATACGCCTGTAATAAGACCTCCGGCAATAACACCGCTTACAAACCACATCCAATTAGTCATAGTATTTTACCTCCTTATATATCTTAGATATACTGCAACACGTCTCCTTGGACATTAAAGTCCAGCCAAATACCGGGTTCGTAACCATTGATAAAGAGTCTCTTTGATTCGTCTGAAATATCATAGACGCCAAAATCAATCTTTGCGTTTTTGTCTATCTTCTTACTCCAGCCCACGAGTTGCCCCTGCGGTGTCTTCGGGAATCCGAGCATTTCATACACCTCGTTAAGAGTCACAGTCTTGTTATAATTTAATTTATCATTTGCGAATCTTTGCATCTTCGACAGGTAGAACAATCTGTCTTCCGCATCGTCCGTCCATCCGGGGCTACCCTTACAGAAGCACCTTGTATAAGCACTATGCTCAGGTTCGATGATTTTTTCAGTCTGCTTTTTTTTCTTAGACGTAGACCCATCTTCAGTCGGTTTAACATCCTTTACATTGAATCTGAACTGACGGTCTGCATCCTCGCCGTACTTTTCTTTCACGTTTTCTCGGTACTTATTAAAAGCACTCGAAACTCCGATAAATGCGCTACCAAGCGTGAGGTAGCGTTTGTTCAAAATACAGTGGGCGCCAACAAACGCAGCGGTCGTAAGACCGCCAATAAGCACAGAAGGAATATATGCCTTTACGCATTCACGAGCGTAGGACAGGTCGTTGACCTTAGTATCGTTCGCAATATCTTCTTCCGTATATTCGAATGAGTCATCGTTTTTTGCATCTTCGATGACAGATGCAACTTCCTCATGCTTCTTCTTAGCAGTAATCTGCTTTTCAGCCCCCTTCTTTACTGAGTAACCGAACACACCAAGACCAATTACACCTACAGTTGTTAGTGCTGTAGGTAAACATGCCTTCACAAAATTCTTAACTGTATTAAAAGATATCATTACTTTTCCTCCTTTGGTTCCTTCACATATGTTTTATTCTTAATCTTTATAAGACGGTTCAAATACCATCTTGCTTTCTCCAAATCTTCGATTTCGTTCTTTTGGTCAAACCGCCAAATATACTTGATAATCTGACCTACATAAAAACCTTCAATACCATTCTTATTAGAAATGGCTGATTCAATAGCGTCGATGCATTCGACTTTCGTTCCCGAATAGTGTCTAGGATGATTCACAGTACTCATTATATTCACTCCTTAGATAGATTTAAATGATATAGGTTTAGGAAATTTTATATACCATTTTCCGTTTGAAAGATAAACAGAGGCTGTCCGTAATGAAGTCCAGCCGTAATCGTTCGTTACATAATCGAACGGAATGTCAAGAGCATCGTACATCTCTGCAACAGAAACCATACCAGTAGCTTCTATTTTAGATGTCAATGCCTGAAGTAAATTCTTTGCTTCAGTCGGATTATTGAAGTTTACACTGCTGTAATCCGATACAGTTGCTTTCTTCCAATTAATTGAGTTAATTTGCTGACTGTTACCAGAAAGATTATAGTTAGTATAACCGTTATTATTCGAATAGTTTTGAAAACTATAATTCGTATAATTACCTCCGTTTGAAAAACGACCTTGATTATTTGATTTTATGTCTTTTCTATAAATGAGGTAATCACTTCCATTTTTAATCAAATTTGACAACAAATTTTTTAAACTCGGACTGATTAACTCAACCCAAAGGTCTTTCGCCATTTTTAAAAAGACCGAATCTGGTTTGGACAGACTGGCCTTCGGTGTGTTTTGTTCCTTTTCCATGAAAAAATATAAAGGAGACTGTGTTTTTAATCACAATCCCCTTTACATACCTCCTTTTTTAATCGTGTTGAGTTTTATTTAATTTCTTCTCCGTCACAATCAATCACATCACAGTCGTTGATGTCAACAACCTTTCTGTTTTTGTGTTCCTTAATTTTCCTGTTAATCAGCTTATACAGCTTAATTCCGCCATAGACCAGACCGCCGATTGCTGCCGAAGCAGCGACGCCGATTCCTATTCCTCCAAGCGTTAAATTTTTCGCTGACGATACTGCTGTTTCAGTAATATCAGTTGCACCACCAACACAGTGGGTTACCGCATTTTCAACCGCGTTAGTTACGTGAGTTACGTTTTCGTTCATAATAAATCTCCTCTTAATTTAAAAAATTGGGAAGTATCCCATAATAGTGTTTGTTTTTCTCGTCAAAAAATAAAACAAAAAGGCCATCGTTTTATTGATGACCTTCTTGTCTTCTACCTACTTATTTTTTCTTCACTGATGTATATTATGATGTATACTTCTATGGATATGATGTGTGCATTCGTTCCTCAATGCTTCCGCCTCGTCTTTCTTATACTTGCGGACAGTTTTTGAAATTGATATAACACATATAACTCCAATTATTAACCCTACTATCATAGTATCCTCCTAGTTTTATTTTTAGTAGTATCCCATAATAGCATTTGTTTTCCTCGTCAGTTTGTTTTTGTCTCGTACTTTTTTATTTCCGAAGATATTGCTTTTTTCATATCGTTTTCCAAATATCTTGCGATAAGAAATCCGCCTATCAAATCACAGACGGCTCCTAAAACGCTAAATACGTTCATTCTCATTTTCCAATCTTCCTCCTGTCATGAGCCAGCTATTAGGTAACTCTCGTATTTTTTTACAAAAACTAAGCCATTCGTACAATTTATGATTATTTCGCTCATTATATATTTTGCGTAAGGTTTCATAACTAATCATAACTGTTCGTTTTTGATTATACGAACTAGGTAGGGTTTGAATTATTTGCCACCAATATTGTTTGTCGTGTGTTTTTAAATATAAATCGCGATTCTTATTTAAAGATGCGATTATATTGTCTAGACAATCGAAATCTGTCAACTTATCCGTGCTAAAATCCTCTCTCTCGAATTTTTTAGCTGTTATCTTATGCATGGTGGAGCACGAATTGCTTACAGTTCCAATTTTATAAGTATCATACTCTTTCCACCAATATAGTGGTGCGACAACATCCATGTATACTACTATCATTCGCATAAACTTCCTGTGCGACGGCCCAGCTTTGACAAGCTGATTCATCAAAGTTGCGTCATTGCACCCTAGAAGATATACATGGTCTTCGGCTTCGAGATGAATCTCTGTATCGTCTATTAAAGCGTCCATACGAGGGATATTACCATACCCACTATCAGATTTGTTCCAAGAGTTAAACGGGTTACGCATCCCTCGTACCGACTCCTCGAAACCGTAAACGCTTACTTTATCTATAGTCAGCATTATCAATTCTCCTTACAGCAATTGCGGTTCATCAAATGTCAACATTACGATGTAAAAATTCTCATCTATACAAGCTCTACGATGCCAAAAATGCACTTCGTCGTCAATCCACCACAAAGATTGCATACTTATAGGATACTCGTCATCGTAATAGTTCTTAAATATAACATCCATATCCAACTGCCTATAAAAATCTATAACGGAACACCTTCCGCGTTTGCGGACAACTTCATTGATATAATGCTCAGCCGTCAGAAGTTCTTCCATCGTCGTTTCGATGTATGACAAAGTAAACATGTCATAGACAAGTATAGTATCTGGGTTATCATCAGATATAGTTAAGCCCATATCATGGACATCTTGTCTAACGATGTCTTCCTCAATTTTATCTTTAAGACCTGCCTTTTCCAATGCTGAATTGATTTTGTCTTTATACTTTCCATATGACGCATTGGCAAATGTATATAATCCAATCAAAGATGCCTGTTGTCTGTTGGACAGAATTGTATTTCCAATGATGCTAGCCACCGTACCTATTCCAGTAGCTATTACAGGAGCATATGATTTGACATCGCTAATAACGGCGTCTTTCTTCGTAAAATTTTCTCCCTTCTGCTTTTTCAATTCTTCTTTTCGTTGTACAGCTTTGGGCGTTATCTTCGCCGTGAGTATGATAGACGCTACCGTTCCTGCAACGCTCAACGCAGTTAGAATGTAATTTCCGTTTTTTTTAAAAAATTCGCTGAAACTCATTTTTATACCTCATCTTTAAATTTGTTTTTAACACAATCATCCCCGTATAGCCAGATAGGACAGCTTAACAAAATTACATCACATAAACGATGACGTCATATGTGTCCTCGTCAAGGTCTGTGATACTCACAAATACGCGTTTTACAGCATATTGTTTATCGCTATCAGATTGTGATATATCGTGTTCACTATAACGCCCAACCGTCTCCATGGTGTTATCGTTTTTTATAAGCACCATATGTTCAAACTTTAAAGGATATTGAACACAACATCCACAGCGGTAAATATTGTCTAATTGTTTCATCGGTTCTACAATAAAACTCCACATTTCACGTATAGTCATAGTATTTCCTCCTCGTAATTCAGTTTTGATTTTCTTTGTCAGGTTTAAACTTTCTCTTAACAGAGTTTTTAAACGACGTCCACTTTGCAGGATTTCGTTTAATGACGATAAATGCAATAATACCGACTGGGATAATTATGTTAGTTGTCCACAATCGTATTTCCCTCATCAGTTCCACATTCCTACTCATATGATTATACCTCCAAATTAATAAGATATGTTAAAATTATAGACAGGGTCACTGGTATAGGAAAACACCAACACAGGATACCCGTGCTTGGATTTCTCGTAACGATATACGATATCCAAACCGTCACCAGAACGACTATACTCCTTTGTTGTCCAGCCGACTATGTTTCCAATATCAGAACCATCTACATCAAGATAAGAATAAAATTCATTCAATGAACAAGAATCATAATTCATTATGTCTCTATTCACATAGTTAATTGCTCGTTCTAAACTTACTATATTAGAATAGAAGTACCTTCCAGCATATGAATCGTAACACATCATTTCATCTAATTGACATATATCCTTCGGAGAAGGTGTAGAATCGTCAGAGTCCATAGCCTTTTTATTTGCTTTCTCTTGTATTGCGTCTTTAACTTCATTTGAAACCGTATCGGCAACCGCTGATTTATAGCTAGCGAGAGCGTTCTGTGTTACTCCGACCAGCGTAGACGTAGCTACGATTGCATTATTCAATCCAATAGCACCGGCGATTATCGCACCGGATGACGTAACAACATTAATCGCTACCGGAATATAGCTTTTCCACGTGCTCTGTATTTTCTGTTTTCTGGAAATCAACTTATCAGAATACAAATTAGCGTATTTTTTACCGATGTTGAAAAGCTGGATTCCGGAAAATATAAGTCCCCCTATTCCAGCTCCAATTAAAATGTTAGATTTTAACCTATTATTCACTTTTGAAACAATAGAACAGACTGTTTAGTCTGTTCTATTTTTACCTCCAATCTTATTTTTTCTTTGAATTTTACTTCGTCAACTTCTTAAACAGAGCTTTTGATGCTTCGGATGTAAACATTGAATCACCCGAGTATTCAACGAATAGCGACAATAAAAAGACAACAGTACTCACCCCTATAGGGACGAGTGACGAAACAATCTCCCTACGCTTTGTATAAGCGTCGGTTGATTTAATTATCGCCTCTCTAATCTTTATTAGGTGAGTTAATAGTTTGTCATATTTATCGTCGTTTACGTCGAGTTTATTAAGCTCGGTCAATAGTCTTCGCTCCTCCGCTTTGAGCGACTGAAAATTAGTTTTTTTCTTCATAAACGCCTCCAAAAAATATAGTTTTAGGTATTTATCCCATAAAACAACATGTTTTTCTGGTAAAACAAGAACACCCACTGTATTTCAAGTGAGTGCCCGTTTCGGGTTTTAAACTTATCTCGTAATATTCGTTTGGTTTGCCATTATTTCTGATAAGCCGTACGATACGTCGGTCAACAGACTCAGAACATCCCTGTATTGATTATCCATAATATCAGCGGAATCTCTCATGCTCCACAGATTCTGGATAATTAGTATACATGTCGTAATTTGGTCCTCATACTGTTTCCGTTTTTCATCGTTCAGATTCATAATAAGTCCTCCAAAAAATATAAATTAGGAAATAATTCCCATAACAGTACGTGTTTTTCACGTTAAAATGAAACGCTCACTGTCTTTCAAGTGAACGCCTTTGTTGATTTTACCTTTTTCTTGTTCTTATTTTTTCAGCGATGTGCATAATTATAACGCTTAATGAAAATATCTCTATCAATGTTAGTAATGCGTACAGATATACGCCTACAAACAAACTTCCTGTGGTATTATAAATAATTTCCACAAGCGCTTTCCATGCTCCGGTGAACATAATAATCCTCCAATAAAAATATAGTTTTAGGTATTTATCCCATAAAACAACATGTTTTTCTGGTAAAACAAGAACACTCACTGTATTTCAAGTGAGTGCCTTTGGTTTTGATAATCCTTATTTCTTTTTTAATCCGTGGATATATATTTTTTTAACTTCTTCCCGGACCATCTTTCTTTGCTGTTTTTTGTTGCCTATTGCGCTAAGCACGCCTCCGGCGAAAGAACAAACAAGTCCTAAAATGATTAATGTTGCCATAAAATTTTCCTCCAAAAATATAAAAATTATTAGGATTCTATCTATCCCATAACATACGATGTTTTTCTCGTCAAACAAGAACACCCACTGTATTTCAAGTGAGTGCCCAAGGAAAACAAAAATATGAGACTTTATTTTATTACATATGATTCCTCCTTTCATAATAAAATTATATCATATATTTACTCCATAATATACTATGTTTTTCTCGTCAAACAAGAACACCCACTGTATTTCAAGTGAGTGCCTTTTTGGTCGATAAATCTTACATCTTATTTTCCGTTGGAATTAGATACTATCAAATAAACTCCAAGTACCAAGAGTATTATTCCTATAATCATAATTCAACCTCCAAAAATATAAAGTATGGATTTTACTCCATAACATACGATGTTTTTATCGTTAAAAAGAACACCCACTGTATTTCAAGTGAGTGCCTTAGTTTGTTTCAATCCCTGTTACTTTATAAACCATTTGAATATTTCACAAACGACCAATATTACTGATAGTGCTATCGTCATCAACAGAAGATAGGGCGCATAACTTATTATCATAATACTCCCTATTGCTGCTAATGATAAAAAAATAAACACCAGTATTGTAATCATATTGTTCCTCCTAAATGTCAAAAATATTTCGGATTTTACTCCATAACATAATATGTTTTTATCGTCAAAAAAGAACACCCACTGTATTTCAAGTGAGTGCCTTTTGTCGATAAATCTTACCTCTTATTTTTCGTTTTCCATTCTTTCTTGTACGTTTTTCAATACATCAAGAAGATATTTACGAATAACGCTTGCTATGTGCAGGTCAGTACCGAATACGGTAAAGTTCAATTCCTTTACGCTCCAATCCTTGCCAACTCTTGCAAGCTCGAAGACCACATCATATCGTTCGTTGTTAAATTCGAACATACACCACGTCGTGCACGTTTCGTAATTAGACCAAACGTCCAACATTCTGTACTCTCCTAAAGTTTCAAAAGTTTTGTCAAAGAAGCAACGCCAATTGTACTCAGCCGCTTCTGCCTGTGCCTTAAATGCAGCACGCACGTTTTCCGACTTCTTCTTAGTATAGCATTTCATAACGAAATCCTCCAAAAAATATAGTTTTGGGTATTTATCCCATAATATACTATGTTTTTATCGTCAAAAATAAAAAAGAAAGTGTAAGTCAATATAGATGTGCACCCCCGTTTATATTAATTCGATATAAACAACTCGTGCTGTCCTTTCGGTCCCCAACCCTTACAAGTTGAGCATCTTCATTAGTTCATTCATACTTACAATTCTCAATCAGGTTCTTGTACTTACCTAATCTTTCTTTTCATAATATAATATGTTTTTATCGTCAAAAAAGAACACCCACTGTATTTCAAGTGAGCGCCCTAGTTGGGTTTTAAACCTTATTCTACTTCGTCCTCATCTTCGTCTTCATCATCGTCATACGTAGTAATATAGTCGAGGGTTCGTGATACAGATATCCAATCCATTCGACCAGACTCTTCATCGTATTCCTGAAGCTGGAATATAGCTTCCGTTCGGACACCCATGTACGTATACTCTATACATGCCTCGCATGTATCAAATATTACATAGGAGTCAAGAAGCTTGAATTCTTCTCCGCAGTACGTTTGAGTGAACACGTCTGTCCAAGATTTCAGATATTTATCTGCAACCTCCTCGAATTTCTTCCTTACTTTCTCTACTTTAACGATTTCACTGAATTCGTTTTTCATAAAAATTCCTCCGATAAAATATAGTTTTGGGTATTTATCCCATAATATACTATGTTTTCATCGTCAAAAAAAAAAGAACACCCACTGTTTTTCAAGTGAGTGCCCTAGTTGGTTGTCATACCTTTATTTACGCTTTATATCATCAAGTTTCTGATTGATTTCATCTAATCTGGTATGAATCAAGTTTAGTCTTAGGTCTTCATGATATTTTGTCATCTCGTGTTCGCCTATCTTGTTAGATATAACACATCCGAGCAGAACGCTCCCAATAACTAACAATCCACGCTCGATTATTGTGTCAACAATCTTATTCATAGCATCCTCCTAAAATATAAAGTATGGATTTTACTCCATAATACACTATGTTTTTATCGTTTAGGTTCCTCGTACGTCATTGCGAGGTCTGAGTCTGACATACCGTTAGTAGTCGGGTCGTTAACAATACCTAAAATTGTTAAAATTATAAATACTGTAGAAGCTATGTCGAGTAGCGAAGACGATATACCGCTAAGGTCTAAGTTGAGACCGAATAATTTACATACCTGTGTTACAAGTAAAATTACAGCAGGTATCATTGTCGTCCAAAATAACTTGTTCTTTAACCTAACTTTAAAATTTAATTTCATATGTCTTTCCCCTCCATGAGTTTTTCTATGTTGTTTAATCTTTTTTCTAAGTTACATATTTTAACCGAACACACTTCATATGATGTGCGCAAGTTGCATAATTCAGCGGCAATATGTTCGTACGATAATGTATTCTGTTCTATCTTTTTTTCTATCTGAGCTAATCTATAATTGGTTAGTTTGTTTGCCGTAAGTATACCGCCGAATGTGCCAATTATAGTGCCTATAAAGGATAGAATAGCAACTAAAATTGTATTATCCATATATTATCCTCTCCATACTGTATATGATGTATTTATGTAAACACGGTTTAACGGTTCAGTAGATTTTGTTCCGTCTTGGTTGTATACACTTGTTATAGTTAATATACCTATTGTTGTCAAAGTCGCGTAGCACATTCTATCATTGTCACATGGAAATATAAATTCCATATCGTGTTTCGGTGCAATATTCTTCGGAATAATAGTTAAAATCTGACTGCTTGTTAAACCTTTTGTTCTTTTAACAACCCCATCTAAATAAACCATACTATTATTTATTTCACGATAACTTAATTTAGAAGAGTCGTTGTAATTTTCAAAACTAGACTGTAACGTTAACGCAACAAAACCAGTATCTGGTATTTTTGAAATTATTTCTGTTGCTGCGGACTCGGCAAGTTTATCGCTAGTTATACTATTGTTTAATATATTAGCACCAGATACAACAGCCCCAGACGATAAGTTGAACAAAACTACAGCAGATGCTTCTTCTGTCTCGTCAGACATCTTAACGTATCTAGTTATAAAGCCTTTTTTTATCATATAATCATAAAAAGACTCTAACGTAACGTTATTCAAACTTTTAAATGCGAACGTTGTTTTATGAACGTCAGTCATATCAGATAATTCGCCTTTTATTTCTGTTACTGAACTACTTCTAGCTACCGGTGAAGAAATATCATTTACAATCATAGCTCTGTGGTTTGTTATGTTAACAATTACCCTATCACCGTCAACAACATCTATAGTTGAAACTGCAGGAGTATAATCAGTAGAACCGTCTAGTTTAACATAAATCAATCCTTCGTCTATAACAACATATCCATAAACAGTGGACGATGTTTTTGGTTTTTCTTTTTTAAACGTAGATGCAAACGTCTTAACTATATTCGGTGGAAGTTTATACATGATACATAGTTCCTTTCCACAAATTAACCGGAAATGCTGCTGTCTCAGAAACCGATATCGACTTACCACAATTATAGGTCTGAGACATTATTTTTGCCTTAATATTATACAATCCAGCTTTTTTGTAATTTAGTCTTATAGAATCGCCTATTGTTACCGGGCAATAGCCGTGAGAATAATTTAATTTGTAAGTTACGGTTGACATCTGTTCAAGCGTTCGTTTAGCATAATCATTGACTTCATCTTGCGTAGGATTACCCACTATAACCGGTTGAGTAACCCTAGCCAGAATTTCACGACCTCTAGATACAGTGGATGTCGGTGAATCTGGGTCATCATTGACAACTCTTGAATAAATATAATTTTTATCATCAGAATAAATTACTTCTACCGTGTTAGGTATATCGCATAAATCGTATTCCATAGTTATACTCGGAAGAAGTATAGACGAGTTATCATCATTGAATTCCCATATAGGTATTGTCTCAGAAAACTTTACATCTTTTTCTAAAAGGATTTCTCCAAAAGGGGAAAGGGCTATATGATGTTCCGCCTGACCTAACAAATCGCTTATAAAAGTCAACCAATCATCACCTGAATTAGCAACGAAATCAGTTAAAAGATTTTTGCTAAACGTTTTTCTAACAACAGGTGCTCGACAGTGCTCAGTAAGTAATGTTATAGCGCTTTCTAATATGTTAGAACCCATTTTTAAATAGTATCCAACAGGTGGTTTACCATCTTTTAATTCATACAACGGAGAATATGCTTGAAGATTTTTAGAAAAAACTTTTCCGTCAAACGATAAAGATGGCGTCTGAACAAGACTCGTGTTTAAACATATTCTTTCTCTAATTCCATTTTGAACTACAATTAAATATGTTCGTATATACTTTTCTCCATCGAATTCATGCGTGTTAAACGTAGCGGAACAAAGCGTCTCTGAAGTCAAATCTCTTTGAAAATCTGAGCTTATTACACTACTTAAACGGGTTTTATCCTTCCAAGTATTTTCATCCACGTAGAAATATTCAAACGATTGGGTCATGGATTTAGTCCAATCTACCATAATTATATCCCTCCCTCAACTCTGGTTATCTCTAGCGTGACAGGAACAGTTACTGCGAGATGTGTTAAAGAGAACGTTACATTTATGTTAGCCCAATAGCCTACACCGGACGGTTCTCTAACGTAAACATCACCACTGTATAGATTAAGACGTTGTAATTGATACAGTGTCTCTTTATCGTATTTAGGTACCTCCACCTTCCACGAACCGGTTTGTTTTTTTAGCACACCATAATACGACACTGGATTCTCTCGACCAGCGTATTCTACTAACGTTACGTCTTTTGCTATTTTATTATCTACGTCTATGTTATAAGGAAGTTTTAATAAAGAACCATTCCAACCATTACTTTCTTTGACTCGGTCGTTACTATCTATATCATACGGAACATAATTTTCATCCCATTGAATAATTATAGCCTTCTCACCGAATTCTATGCCCGGAACGTCGTAATAATTCATTTCTCCGGTGGTTGAAGATTTAGCAACAATTCTATATCGAGCAGAATCCAAAGCAGGATGAGGGTCAGTTGCATATATGTACCTATTCCCATCGGTTGCTTGCTCAATATTTTCCATAATTGTTGTGAATCGACCATCGTTCTCTCGTCTATAAACAGACAAATACATTTTTACTGGTTTAAACCCAGTATTAAATATACAATAAGGACGTATGTACGCCTGATAGGTGTCCCTGTTTATAGCGATTTCAGCATTAGGTTCCGGTACCGTCTGAGACCATGCTACAGTAAATATATATTGACCCCAGCCAATTAGACCACTGTCCATAGTGACATATAAGTTTAACGTGTATTCACCATTGTTATCTAATTTGACATCTTTAGGAGTTAATATTTTACTAAAATTCGTATCAATGTCGAAATGCTCAGAATATAAAACTGTACCTTTAGTAACAACGATGTCATTTCCATATGAATCTTGACTATCGAAGTTGTTGTTAGCAGTTATTTCTAACAAGTATGTAATCGGCTTTTGATTAGCCGCAACGTATATACCTGTTACCGTTAAGGGATACGAAATGACTGTATCTACGACTTCGTTTCCAGTTCCATCAGTTAGGTGCATTTCTAACGAAGGGGATATATATACGTTAATAGTCTTTTCTTCCGAGAAATCGCTGTAATCGTCTAAAGCGCCTTTTGTCTTAACTTTCCAATTTATAACAGCACCGTCTTTGAAAAACTCAGGTAAATCGGCACTCTTTAACGTATATGATGTCGTTTCTCCGGTTACATTTATTTCTTTTTGTTTCGCACTAGGTGAGGACAACACTATAGTTGCTGCAGTTTGTTTCGAGTTATCTTCAGCATTATGCAACCAATATAATACAACTGTATCGGTCACTGAAACAGTAGTTGTTGATGACCATGTAGTGGGAGGATTAGGTTTTTTTCCTAAAGACACTCGTCCGTACGATACCGACCAAGGTGAATTACCGGCTGAGTTAACAGCCCTTACTCGGAAGACGTATACTTTTCCTGTTTGTAACCCGGTTTTTTCGAAACTATTATACAATATACCGGTTATGCTAGTAGCTGTATCCTGATAAAAGAAATCAGAAAATTTTTCAGCATATTGAAGTTCGTATGAAGTAGCAGTTGGCGATTCACTCCAAGAAATATAAATTGATGTAAGAGAAGTAGCTCTACATTCTGTTATTTCCCAAGGAACCGGCGGAGGAGTTAAAGTTGCAGACGAATACGCGCTCCACTCCGATATATTATCCGTCGTAGTTCTAGCTCTAGCCTTTACCCTATAAGTTTTACCGGGTTGAAGAGTTACGACATAGCTTACCGCGTTTGTTATTGGAATATCAAGCCAGCTACTTCGCTGTAATGTGTTACTTCCATCAACTGCTATCGCAAACTGGATTTGAGAACCCTTTGGATATGTCAACCCTTCCAAAGACATAGTTAAATTGTATAATTCGTCGAGTTCTACTTGAGGAGTAGAAGGCGCTGAAGGTGGCGCCTCCTCTGCAACAACAAAATAAACCCAACTGCTCCAGTCTGACGTCCAATGAACATGTTCGTTATTATTAGAATCTTGATACGTTTCAGATATAGCTTTTACTTTAAAACGTATCTTTTTTGCATTACTTGGAATACCCCAAGTCTCTTGTTTGGTAGACGGACTTCCTTCTTGACCATCAAACCATCCTTGAGAACCAGTCGTTAAGGTATCTACTTTGTATTGCCATTTGGTTTTATAGTTTGCGGTATGGTTCATATCCCATGTCCACTTGGCAAATAACGTATTTGTAGTACCAGTTTGGACTTCGAATTTAGTTACAATTGGTGATGCCATTTTACATCCTTTCTTCTACTCTGACTGCGTTTATAAGCTGTAAAATCGCGTTCGCTACAGTTGAACCGTCGTCGTAGGAAATTCCATTTATTTCGTAATTGTTTACTGTTTTAGGTGTACCGGATACATTCTTCAAAATATCAAGCGGAGATATATTGTTCGAACGATTAGCGTTAAACATGCTATTGGACGTAGCCGCTAATCTGAACGAAGTACTAATACTAAATCCGTCAAATATAGAGTTAATCCGTTTACCACCAGATGTAATATCCGATAAATCAAGAATCGGTCTAATTGTAGGCTGAAACTCGGTCGATAAACTCATAGCATTAACTATGTCTTCAGTTGCACTTTGTAATCCACTGAGAGTATTACCATTTGCTTTAGTCCCAGCACGACCACGTGTCTTTTTATCGATTGTAGAGTATATATCGTCCAGTATAACACCAGCCCTATCTCTTGCACTAGCAGCTTTATCAGACATACCATCAATGATTGAAGCTATTATTCTTACACCGATATTGTAGAAATCGTTTGTAGCAGAAGGGCCTATTCCCAAACGATAATTAAATTCAGCAATTATAAGCGATACTAGATTACCTGCACCGATTCTTATGATTTCTTTTTTATTATTATCATTTAAGGTATTGGCTATTGTGTCCATAACGGTGGTCATTATAGTTGCTATCGGTTTCTCAATAGGGTCTAATAATGCATCACTGAAACCTCTTCTTGTTATTTCACCTGCGGAATAACCTGCAGAATATAATTGCTTATACCCATATTTATATGCTAAAACATAATTATCGATAGATATATGAGCGAATTCTACTAATGCTTCAGCGAATGTTTTCAAGCCAGAGAAATCATAATTTGCCATTTTGGTGTTAAATTCGTACATAGCATCAGCCAACGCAGTTAATTTAGCGCCAAAAGAATTAGCGCCAGTTGTAGTTACGCTTTCCATACTTGCACCAGCCGCTGATAAGTCTTTTATTGCTTGTGCCGCGCTTGTTACAGCAGTTTCATCTATGTTCTTTACTTTATCGCTAAAACCTTTAATTTTTTCGCCTAAAGTCTTGAAATTATCACCAAACTTACCGATTAGATTCTTATCCAAAATAGCTTTGTTACCATTTTCTTCTGAAGGTAATATACCGAGAATACTTGTAACAATATAACTTACATCATCTATCATGCCTTTAGGGTCATCGCCTAAATTACCATCAACTGTGGATGAGAAATTTACTACTGATGTACCGAAACTTTCCAGCTGGGCTCCGAAATCGCTCAAGTCCTTTTCGGACGTGAACAAGGATGATATAACACCCTGCTGGGGAGCCAATGAGTTAGTTAAAGAAGCAAAGATATTACCTGCATAATATGCCGCGTCTACTGCTCTCGGATTGATTTTAACAGTACCGTTTTTGTCGACAACAGCATCACTAAATCTAATCATAGCTTGTCCATAAGCTTCTATACTAAGACCGAAGTCTTCTAAGCTTTTGGAACCAGCTACTTTTTGCCAGAAACCGTCTGTCGTAGGAACTTTTCCGTTTAACTCAGCCATTATTCCGCCAGCATCTGCAGCGGCTTGAATCGATTCTGTATTTAATCTACTCTTACCTTCAGAATCAGTAACAGTATTACTAAACAAAACCATAGCAGCACCATATGCAGCGCAACTTGCCCCAAATACACCTAGGTCAGCTTCACCCATTATTTTAGTAACCCAACCTTTACGTTTAGGAATTTTATCAGCCAATTCTGTCATTAATAATCCGGCTTTCTTTGCAGTGTCTATCGCGTTTAAGTTTATTACACTGTTACCTTCTTCATCTGTTAACGCGTTATTCATGGCAACCATGGCAAATCCAAAACCAGCTACTGATGCACTAAATGAATCGAAGTCAGCATCATTAAATGCAGCGACTGCCGGCACTGCTTCTTGTAATGAAGTAATCATTTCACCTATAGATACGGCAGCAGTAACAGCTTCGACATCGATATTACCCGATACAGCGTTGGAAAACTCTACCGCAGCATAACCGAATGATACTAATTTCGATAACATGATATCAAACGAATCACTTGAACCAGTAAAAAACTCTATGAAACCGGTTAAACTTTGGAGTAGTTCAGCCTTTGTTATCATCATTAATGCTTCGCATAATGCCTGTGCTCCCATTGCTCCATCTGGTCCCATTTGTTTACAAGCAATAATAAATGGTATAGATGCAACAGCAAATTTGCTTAATTGAACACCAAGGTCGAACATACTAGGAACAAACGGTAGTAAATTAGTTATTCCATTAATTAATTGGGCTACACATAATGCTAATATAGACGCCACTAAAATTCCGGCACCAGTAAGAACCTGCTCGTCTGCGGCGAGTTTCATTACTTCTATGAAACCCTTATTTAAATTGTTAGCAAAGTCACTAAGCGCCTGACCAAATGCAGGTAAAATTTGCATTATTCCTTCGGCTATACCGGCTATAAACGCGCCAATCATTTGTCCTACTGTGTTGGCAAGTTTAATCATTATAGGAGCGCCTTTATTAATATAATCTTCTATTTGAGGGTATTTTGATGCTAAGGCGCCAATTACGGTTATTAGACCTCCCAATACAACTAGTACAGCCGATAATGCTCCTATAGCTACACTAGCTATTAAAGCTAACGGAGCTAACGGCGCGACTTTAATTAATACGTCTGATATTGCGTTGAGTAAGAATACTAATATTATTGCATTTGCAGTAGCATTGTCTATACCTTGCATTAACGCTAAAACACCAACTATAGCCAACATGGACACTATAACACCAGCTAATATAATCATAGCTGCTTTCCATCCAGCGCCAAGAACATCTAACGATAGCACTGCGGCAACTAAACCCAACGCGATTATTAAAGGTACCATTGCCAACATAATTGTGGTTAAAGCTAGAGCACTTGGAATAGCATTATTTACGTTCTTTAACATTAATAACGCTACCGAAATTAATAACATAGCTCCACAAACCATTAATATCAGAGCTAACATTGTTTTTATAACGCTCTCGTCTAGTGTAACGTTGGCATACGATAATATTACGACAGCCGCAGCCAATGCGTTTATTAAAATAGCTAAAACTAATGCAGTTTTAATACTTGTTTTGACCTTAAGTTTATCCATAGCTAATAATATCGCGCCTAATATGCCCATTACTAGTGACATTATTACTAACGATTTTAATACACCGCTTTTTATCTCTTTCGATTGACTTAATATCAATACCGCAGCTGCTAGTGCATTTATAAGGACAGCTAAACTTAAAACGGTAACTATGTTGGATTCAACATGTAACTTATCGAGTGCAAGTAAGATAGCACCTATAATAACTAAAACGCCAGATATAATATAGAGCGCTATAATTGTTTTATTATCTAAATCCTTAACTTTGGATATTATTGCGAGTGATGACGCTAACGCCAACATTAAAATACCTAACGCTATAGCTGTACCTAAAGCGGTCTTAGAATCAACACCTAATTCGCACATACCGTATATAACACCAGCTATTATTAAAAGTAGTACCCCTACTGAAATCATACCTTTAATAGCTTCTTTAGACCCGTTAGCGTACTTAGATGCTATCATCATGCCCGATATAGCAGCAGCCAATATCGTCATAGCACCAACGGCACTGTATAATCGTTCTGGCTTTATTAAAGAAAATAGTAATATAGCGACAGTCACTACTGCTAGCATGGCAACTATTGCAAGTAAAGATTTTCTAGCATCACTTTTAACTTCACCAGCTGCAATCATCAAACCTGATATTAAAATAGCGAATATTCCTATTACAGTTACACCTTTTTCCAACAGACGTGTCGGTACAAAACCTATCGCTACAGCCAAAGCACCCATTAAAACCATAGAGAAGGTAACTAATAATATAGTACCACCTATTGATAAAGCACTACCTTTAACATCGCCCATGAAATGACCTACTGCTATTAACGCTGATACCAATGCGACAAATATCCATAAAACACCTATTCCTCGTTTTAAGTTTTTGTCGCTTATTCTAGATATAGACTTTATAACTAAAGTCATCAGTCCGAACGCAATAGATATGTATAATATCATTTTACCGACGTTAGTATATGCTCGTTTGGAGCCAGCACTGTTGGAATTGAGAAAATCTAAAACACCTTGAACCACCATTAATGCTATGACTAAACCAGTAAATTTCTTTAATGTATTTATTCCTCTATTGGTATCTTTTTCAGATATACTACCAGCGTACTTCACAACTTTCGCCATTACTAAAAATGCTACAGATATGTATAGCATATTCTTTCCGGCGTTATTCATTGATTTACACAGTCCGTTAATGGCCATCATCTGTATAACCATCCATTTAAAGGCGTTTAATGTGGCTAAACCTTTAAGTATCGTATCAGAATCCATTTTTCCTACGGATTTCATAACTTTAGCCATTATTAAAAATGAAATTGCTATGTATGCCATAGTTTTTCCAGCGCCATTGACTTTATTCGAGATAACTGATAATGGTATTAATGTTAAAGCAATAAGCCATAAAGCGCCCATCATAACTATTGCTTGGGCTACATTCTCTTGTTTTATACTAGCTAATATCGTAAACGCCAAGGCCATCAGAAAGAAACTGGCTGCTATACCTATCAGATTTAATACTGTACTGTTTATAATCTTTTTATCTTTATCGATTTTATTAAATGATGGCGATTTTTTGTCTAAAAAGTACATTAACGTCACAAGGGCCGCTAATATGATGGTTATAATTTCAATCACCGTAATTGCACGTTTCAAACCATCTTCATCAATTTTAGATAAAAGAAATATAGACGCTGATAATAAAGCGATGCCAATTGCTATAGAATATATCATCTGAGTTACGGATTTTATTTTTTTAGCTTTTCCTAACTCAGTCATTAAGTCTTTAATGCCGATTGATAAATTGTTAGCAGCTTTTGTTAAAATAGTTAACGGATTGTTAGATACTATTTCAGATATTTTATCTAACGTTGAATCTAATTTTCCAACTCCTTTAACTAAAGAAATCGCTAATCCTCCGAAAATCATAGTACCCCATGGAATTTTAGAAAAAAACTCCAGAATTTTAGGCATGTTAGCTATTAGACTTTTAACGCCTGATACGGTTAAATCTTTCAGAGTAGTTATAGCCTTGCCTACGAACTTAGTAGCGGCCTCTACAGCAGTCATAGTAGCGTTGCCTATACCTATTGCGTATCCCTCGCCGGTCAATTCTCCGTATTCCATAGGAACTCTAGCAGGTGAATGTATTCCTAAAATCTCTCGTAAAGTAGATAATATAGTGTTTGCTAATTTTCCAACTACCTCTTTGACTTTAGCAACACCTTTGGACAATCCGTTTACTAAACCTGATATTATGTATTCCGGTATATTATCAGTGTTTTTTAATCCGTCAATCCATTTTGACGTTTTGTCTATTAACTCTGATATTACACTTCCGACTTTAGTTAAAATACTTCTTAAACGACTGCTGTTTTTTATCCAATCCACGACTTTGGTGACTACTTTTTCTATAAAGTATGCTACACCTTGTAAAATAGTACCTAAACCTGACGCAATTTTATTCAATAAATCGTTTTCTTTAGCCCAATTATAGATTGATTTAGCAGCATCGACTATGAGTTTGATTATCGGTGTTAGTATTCGTTTTATTCCGTTTAAAATTCCGGAACTCTTTAAAGTGTTTTTTATCCAGTTCCGAACAGCAATTATTGCGTCACCCAACGCAGCTGTTACATCTAAAATTTTTATACCAAACGTCTCAAAAATAAAACGAATGGCTTTCATCGCTAGTGAAACACCTCCACCAACGACAATTCTTATTAAATCTAATACCGCGAATAATCCGTTAAATGTTCGCGTTATCTTGTCTGATACTTCTTCTGTTATTTGTAGCTCAGAAGTTAACTTTCTAAACCCAGCAATAAGATTAAAAACCGGATTTACATTGTCTAAGCTACCGAAGACGTTATTCCACGATTTGGCAATTGACTTACCTAGACTTTTTATTATTTTAACTATATTGGATAGACTGTCTAATAATAAACTCGACATAGACAGGAGACTATGGTCTTTGACTACGTCGTCTACAGAATATCCGGCTTTATTAGCGTATATACTTAATTGTGACATTGCATCAGATAAGCCAGAAACCGAAGTTTTTGTAGTTGCGTAGTTTCTTTTTGTTAACGCTAATGTGTTGTTGCTTAAATTTATTACTTGGTTGCTATCAGAAACATTATTAGTTAAATCATCTATTGTATTGGATAACTGTTCTGCATGTCTATACGTAGAACCAAGAGTTTCGTTTACTCCATTTTGAACTGCTACCCAGTTATAACCGGCGTTAGTAAGTTTATCCCAACGTTTAGCACCAACATCCCATTTCCCATTAATAACTTCATTTATAACATCTGAAGCATTAGTTATTATTTTGGATGTTGATTGTACCTTAGTCCCTATATCATCAAACGTCTGCTTAACCGCCGTGAACGGTTTTAGGATTTTAGAAGCTATACTTGAAAAATCTATTTTATTAATTATAGATGTTGCCCAGTTTATAGCTTTGATGGCTATATCGACTATTTTAGAGATTGTCGGAGCCAACGCGTCTTTTAATTCGTTTGTTTTTACCCTAAGAGCATTAAATAATTGAACTAAAGCACCGTTTTGTTCAATCAGCGGAGAATAGAATAAAGCACCTATTCTTCCTAACGCAGATTTTACGTTTGATAATGCGCCAGTCATCGTTTCGTTAGCTTTCTTCGCATGTTCTCCGAATGCAGAATCCATTGCTTTAGCAAACATATCGAAACTAATTTGACCTTTCGATACCATATCTCTAACAACAGCTTCTGTAAGTCCGAATTCTTCAGCTAGTGTAGCCGCAGCATTCATACCTCTGCCTGACAATTGCAATAACTGGTCGCCCATCAATCGTCCTTGTCCAGCTACCTGCGTAAATATCCTACCGATATCTTCATACGACGAATTTGTCATAGCTGCAACACCAGCTATACCTCGTAAAGCGGTAAACATCTGGTCTCCAGCTTTAACGTTTGACGCCGCTAACTGAGAAGCTACTTTAGCAGCTGCGTCCAATCCGTATGCTGTTCCGTCGACAGATTTGCTAACGTCGTTCATTATTTCCGAAACTTTTTCTTCGTCTTTTAATAAACCTTGTAACTGGAAGTGCGCATTTTCAAGGTTTTCAGCTCTACGTTTGCCGCCTTCTGTTACACTTTTAAGTGCGGCGTCAATTCCTTTTATAGCGTACTTTATAGCTATAAAAGTCTTCACTTCAGTTCCGATTTTTGTCACATAAGAATATAAATTGGATATATCTTTGGACAATTTTGTTGTGTCCAAAGTCCGTTGTAATTTATCTAATGTGTTTATAGTTACCTTGGCATTCTTTTCAAACGATGCATTATCGAATTTCATCGATAATATTCTTTCGTCTACTCCTTTGCCACTCATAAATATTTCACCTCCGCCCAAACAGCGTCTACTATCTTTTCAAACACCGGCTTTAGGGCTGGATTAATATAATCTACTCCTTCAACCCATCCACCGTTTCCAGTTGCATGTCCTGTTTGTAATATTATTGCTATGTTAACATAATTGTGTATATTAGAGTTATGAAATATCAAAGAATACTTCCCTTTATTATCTGTCTCTATGGTATAATACCATGACTTAGACGTTAAACCGGTGTCTTTTGGTGTGTATTTTTCTAAATTCTGCACACCAATTTTTCCGTATTTCTCAAGAACACTTATTTTTATAACATCTGACAACGAGTATAATAATTTTTTAGACTTTTTAAAATTACCACGACTATCTATTTTGATTATTTGTGCCATATATTTAACCCGGTGAATGTAATTTAGCTTTTCTAGCTTCATTCAATCTAGCTCTATCTACTAACTGAGACCTTGTCAAATTTTTCTTACCCTTAGAGTTATTATTCTTAATCTGAAAAACTTTAAGTAAACTTAATAGTCTGTTCAAATGCCATTTTTCACATTCTTTAGGTATACCGCACGAAAACATCATGTAGTATATTAATTCTGATGTCATTGGCTCGTTTGATGAAGAACCGCCTCGTCTCAACGAGTTTTCGTCAAAGTAACATGCACTCATTGGGTCTTGGATGTATTCGTTTATTTCTCGTTGATTGTTCTCCGTCAACAATAAATAGGCGGAATCGTCGGTACACTTAATAGTCATACATTTTATATAGTAAAGCATCTCTTCACTTGTTTTCTTTTGCTTTGACAAGAAAGTTTTATGGTACCGACTTTCCCACCTTGAGACAGAGACAAGAGAATGTTCTAACGTTAAAGTAATTTCATCGTGATAAAGGAAAGTATTTGTTCTTTCGTCCCAGTATTCTGCACCGGGGATTTTTATTGTTAACATTCTCTTACCTCTTATGTTATGTTAGTTGTTAGCCATGTCTTCCTTGGCGTTCCTTACAGCGTCTGCGATATTCCTAGGAAGAATCTGGTCTACAAAGCGTGCTGCTTCATCTGCATCCGTAAGAAGCATTACGTAATATACAGAATAGGCTTCAGACTGTCTGAATGCTTCTCTAATCGCATCATCCTTCATGAAGCGTTTACCATCATCAGATTTAACGCCGTATGCCATCATGAGAAGTTCATCGAAAATATAAGCAATTTCCTCGATGTCGTTTGAATCAACGATTCTCTTCAAATATTCCTGATAGCCACCGCCACGCTTAAACTGCATCTTGGTAAGTTCAGCTTCGTTAAGATTGAAATAGAGCTTAGTCTTACAATCCAATCCGTTATAGTCTTTGTATTCGATTTCTTTAATATACATAATTGTTTACCTCCATTTTGATTTGTTTTAAATATTATTATGATTCGGGAGTCATAAGCGTCTTCACTTCGTCGGGAAGAGGAAGTCTGGGTGCTACACCGTCATTTCCACTAGTCTGAGTGGGGTCTTTACCGTAAAGAATCTCTTCAAGAGCAGTAAGCTTAGTCTTGTCGCACTTGGTGGAATCAATAGTAATGCAAGACGTCGGTTTGAAACCACTTACAGATACAGGGGTGGTAGAAAGTTCCCAAGAAAACGTGTTCGCTTCAGGGGAATCACTGATAGTGGAATAAGCCCTCTCGGAGGGAGATGCCTTGCATCCATAGATAAGATGCAGCTTATAGCCATAATCGTTGCCATCAGTATCATTACCCAGAACAGTCCGGTATGAAAGGCCAAAAGTTTCCCTCTTCTGCTGACCGATACTTACACCAGAAACAAGGTCTGCAGTACCGTCACATTTTTCGAATTCTTCAGGATAAGTATATGCTTCAATTGTAGCACCGAATTCTTCATTACTAATAAGATTCAAATACTTAATATCGTCGGCATAAAGTGCAGTGCTCTCAGCACCAGAAGGGGATTCGGTGATTGCCGTTACACCATTCCAAGCGCATCCGTCATTGTAAACGCCGGCGGTCTGAGTATAGAGAACTACGTTCTTAACACCAGTCTCATAGAAACGTTCTGAAGTCTTGTCCCATACAATCTTATTCTTACTCATAATTTTATCTCCTTTTTACCAATAAATATAAAGTACCCAATGATTCAAGTTGTCAGCTGGATAAAATCGAACAAAACTAGCATATTCGAAACTGTCTAATATTTTATCGCATATCTTAGAATCTGGGTTACGGTCAATGATGATGACCGAATATTTGTTAAATTGTTTATAGTTTATTCCATCTGCGTGCGAAATATCAATATCGTCGATGGAGTAACGAATAGCAGGATATTTCATCAATACATCAGGGGGAGATTGAAAGTAAACATTATTAGATTGTAAAATTTCTTCAAATTTATTATGTAAACTAATCCTGTCCATTATACAATCCCCCGCAAGTTATAGTTACTCTTGGTGACGTGGTTACATCTACACTGGTAACTTTCCATTTTGATTTTTTCCAGACTATATAGGAAATTCTGTGAAAACACTCCCAGAAGTATTTGTCCGGGATGAAATTTATACTAAAAGATATGTCTAGCTCGTCATTAAAATCGTTGGAGCTTTTCGAATTCAAGTATTTTTTAACAAAATTTCCAGTATAAGTCTTTTCAATTACTTCTTCGCCCCATACACCGGGAGAGGTTTCGACGTAATTGCCGAAACCTATTTTTCCACAAAATTTCATAAACGTTTTTAGTCCGCGACGCTAACGAGAGTTGCTGTTGCTGCTGTACCGGCAGTGCTACCTGATTTAGCGTACGTTAATGTAGCAATCTTAGTTGAAGAAGCAACTGTTAAAGCGACAGGGTAATACATATCATCGCCAATTACTACGACGCACCCTTTCATAAAAGCGTTCTTAAGTTCGGAAGTAGTGCACTGCATTGTGCAAGCCTTATCAGAATATGCTTTAGTATCGCTAGCCTTACCATATACGATAATGTTAGCACTGTTCTTATCTTCTGCTCTGTTATAAATCCTATCCATGTGTGTTACCTCCTACGTTTAGTTGTCCGCTCGATAGAGTTCGAGTGCAATGGCGCTATGCGGCTTAACGAGTGCGCCACTGATACGTGTTTCAATAAGGTATTTATTCTGGTTATAATCGATGTCAAAGTCTTCGAACATATTGATTGAACCACCCTTATCAGCACCTACCTTGTAGTCCTTAAGGTTTACAATAATACCCATAAGGGGCTTACCAGTAGCACCGTTCATATTTTCCATAACAGGTACAGTAACAATCTTTGCTACACGAAGAGCGGTAGCAAGCTTATCGACACTATCATAGATTACACGACCGTTCTTATCTTCCATGAGAAGACAGTCGGTGACATAGTCTTCAGTGGTGTAGAGAACCGGATTACCAGAACCCTTATAATCTTTACGAGTCTTGATAACTGTTCTAATAAATTCCTTAGCCACTTCATCGGAAGTAGCAGCCTTTGCTACGTTTACCTTAGCCTTGATAGTATACAGGTCGTGGTCTTTATAAATAGCACGAAGGTTCTGGTCATTGATATGATTAGAATCGTCAGGAAGACGACCATCACCAACCAAAATCGCCCTAGCAATTTCTTCATCGAGCATAGTACGCATCTCGGACTTAATAAATGATACAACATCGAAATCAGTGATGTCAATGATATCGTCACGGTCGAGCTTCTGTTTCTTATAAATAGTAACAGGTGTGGTTACCCTGCGAAGAGTAGTAATAACTTCTTCCATTTTGAGGTTTCCCTTAACATAACCCTTAGCGCGAGCCTCATCAGCAGTAATGTCAGCAAAAATGCTCTTAATTCTAGAGAACGGACTGTGACTTACTGAACTCATAACCTGATTAACCCAATCGGTATCACGCTTGATTAACTCAGGTATGGTAGTTGTATTTTTTGCATCAGGGAACAGATAATCAATATTGCTGATACCGTATTCGTCTGCGTGCTGGATGTACGACTTTTTAAGAGAACCCATACTCTGTGCATCGTTAATAATAGTATTTAACGCAGTATGAATAAGTTCGTCGTTCGTATTATTTGTTTCCGGATTACCGTTTTTTTCGAAAAGATTCTTCATCGATTCATTATCTCCTTCTGAATGATTAATTTTGTCTTCGTTATCTTTTTTATTATTTTCTGTATCTGTTTTTTTATCGTCATTGAGTTCGCCAGACATAGCAAGACCAATCAATGCGTAAAACACTTTTAACTGCTCGTCATTAAAGGTTTTAATGACATCGTCAACTGTTCGATTGTCAGAGTCAGGATTATCTTCCGATTTAGTTTCTGGTTTTTTATTTTCATTTTCGTCGGCATGAGACAACTCAATACCTTCAACGCCGGAATAAATAATTGCTTCTGAATCCATACCGTCACTGTGCACAATAATATCATCAATCTTAGCACCGGGATTAGCTCCAGCTAAGACCAAAGATACTTCCCTAATGTTTCCATGTCGTACACGTCCGTCGTTTTCCTGCAACTGATTCGCATAAATTGACAGAGACGTAATGTCACCGTGCTGAACCAGTGCTTTTCCTCGCTGACCATCATTAGTATCATTAAAGCTACAATATGCATATACACCCTCGTTGGGGACGTTCTTAAGCATAGCATGGCCTAAAACGCGACTAGGGTCTTGATGGTCATGATTCCATACGAGAGGCACTTTATCGTTATCATTATCAGCAAATGCATTGTTGAGAATGATTCTGCCATCAGTGCACCTTACATTAGACTTAGATGCCCAACCACTAAAATCATATGTTGTTGTCATTTATTTTATCTCCATTTTGATTTTGTTCTTTATTATTCAAATCCACTGTTTTAATATTTTCGTTAACAGTTTCCGTTTCTTTAGGCTGAGAAATATTCGGATTAACAAGTTTATCGTCCTTGCTATCGCCTGTGGGCTTAAATCCTATTATCTGACGAATTTCGTTAGATGTCATTATCTCATTGCGTTTCATGGTATCAGATATAGACGCTATCTTGTCTACCGTAACTAACTTAAACGGGTCTCTAAAGAATTCTATACTTTGACGTTGAGACCTAGCCGTTTTTGTCAAAAACTTACGCTTCATTTCGTTTGTGAACGCTGATATTATAGGTTCAACAACGCGAGTGTAATAATTTAACATCATTATTTCATCAGCTCTTCCGTTAAGTATATCTTCAGTTATACCTAACTGAGAGTAGAACGTATCAGTTAAATACTTTATCTGCTCCGGTAGGTTATTTTCAAGTGACCTATTCAATTGGGTTACTTTTTCGCTTGAATCGATGTAGCCTATTCCATATCTAGAACCAATAAGTTGCTTTTCTATAGACTCAAGACGTTCTTGAGCTCGCTGTTCCATAAGATTGGTTCTTGTGCTAAACGGCAACTGTACAATCAAGTTTAGTTTTCCTCGACTTTGTTCTTCATCGAACGCATCAAGTAGACTTAACTTTCTATTTAATCTACTGATAGTAGAGTTAGGTTCATTCATTATTGAATAAAACGGATTTTCCACTATGCATGTCGAATTCTTAGGCACAACCACATCATACCTTTTACCGTCGTCTTCGTTATAGACGGACACTTTCACATGCATCGGGTACCATTCTAAGATTTTACCAACTCTCAGATTGTATATATCGTACGATTCAGTATCAAAAATATCATCATTAGTCAAGACAGGAACTAATGCCACGCTACCATTATACAGCATAGTTTCTACAGCGTCTTGTATCAAATATCTACCGGTTTGGTCAATATTTGCGCTTAAATTAAGACATTCATCAAGCGGACTGTGAATTATTTCCTTAAAACGACCCATCTCATCCAGCTTAACATGGTGAATGTTTACGTATGATACATCCATAGCTATCTTAGTATATATAGACGTCTGTAGATTTTTTATACCGTATTGGTATCCGTACAATCTGTCTGTTCTAACAGATGAACTCATACCGATATCACGGTATTCAATAGTGGGGTCTCTATTTTTAAAAACAGACCACACGTCTTTTAATTTACTTAGAATTCCCATATAACTCCATTTTGATTTTTACAATTTTATAAAAGATAAAATTAATTTTGCTACGTTGAATATTTTATTAATTTTATCTTGTTTATCATCAGAGAAATAAACGGTATGTTCTTTCCTTAATCATTTCATACCGTTCATTGTCAGCAGTAGGTATCTCTACAGAATGCATTATAAGAATGTCTCTTAACCAACGTGCATGAGTAAACTCATCTTTAGACATCTCGAAAAACCCCTTTGCCTTTTTACTAAACGCAACATCTGCTCTCATTTTCGAACCGATTTCATAATATTTATCGGAATCGCTGAGTTCTTCTTGAAAGTCCTTAAGCATAGATTTGGTATCAATTTCCATATTGTTATCTCCTATTCAATCATGTATTTATACAAAGTATCTATATCGTTATTCTTCAGAGTCACACCGATTGATACGCCGGGTATTTCAATTTTTATTCCTGATTCCGGCATATTTGCTTTGATTTCACTGTAAACTAAATCTAAGTCAACATCACCGTTTTCATCAAACAATTCTAACATTTCTACGAAAGAGTTCTTTTGAAGTTTAGATAGTATGTTAGAAAGTTTTTTAATAAAAATACTAGATACACTAGCAGTTACTAAACGTTTCCATCCGTTTAACTCCAATTTATCGATTAACTCGGAGTCGATAAATTTAGCCAATCCTGTTTCAATTTTACTAATACTTACCATACTTAACCTCCATAAAAACCAGAAGAGGCTAGGGTAGACCTCTTCTGTCAAAATATCAATAAACTATTACTTTATTTTTATTAAATTATCTACCACAATTACAATCGCACGTTTCAGCAGGTAACGGATTATACAATACCTGAGCGGTAGTTGCAGTGCCAGTTGTAATGTCCGCTACCTGTTTGGGATAAAACGTAGCATTCGAGTACGTAACGATAGTGTTATCAGAACAACGCCGTTCGTGACGTTCATTAGCTATAGCTCCGCAAAGTTCAGTTTTAAGACAACCAATACGCTCGTTAAGCATACTAAACGAATCTCGATTTGCCTGTTCTGTTACTGCTTGGGCTGCGAACTGCTTTTCAAATTCAATAAACTTTGCATCGATATAACGGTATAACTCCAGCATCTTCTGGTCACAGTAAATATTAGCATCTCTAAGAGCGAGGTCGGATTTAAGTCTCGCGATTTCCTGAGATTGGTCTAATTCATATCGACTTACAATATGGTCGCTTTCACATTGACAAGCACCATTTTGAAAATTACGATTCTGATAAGAAGGAAGCCCGCTTAACAAGCTCAAAGCACCCAAAGAACTACCAATTATTCCAGTTGTCAAACCAGCTTTAGCTACACCACTACTATGTTGTTTCTGTTCCAATTCCATAATATATACCGTCCTTTCGTTTTTTAGTTGTATTGACACTCAAGTTTCGGTTTTATAAAATCTGCAATGGAATCGCCTCTTTTTAAAAAATTAACCCCTAACCAAATAGTTTATTAATCGAACATATCTCTGTGAAGTTTAAAACTTACAAACGCGTCGAGCAAAGCTGCAACGGCGTCGATTTTTTCATCGTTTCTCTTTTTAGTGAGTTTTCTGTTTTTGTTATTATCCTCCATAACGATACAGTTACCCATACAAAACTGCATGATGTTCTGGTCGAAATGAAGTAAACGATTTTCAGCTAATTTTTTTATCTCGCCTAATGGCACCGATTCGGTCTTAAACCCCTGTATCACTTTTTCTATACCGTACGGTCCAAAATCTCGTTCCCATTTTTCTACAAATGTCCCAGCGTTAAATGGGTCATATCCTAAGCATCGAACATCCAATTGTTGGTCGATTATATATTGATACAATTCTTCATACACATAACTTAAATCCAAAATCGTGCCATTTGTAACGATTAAACTACCTTCGTCGATAAAAGTCTCATAAGTACTTCTAAGAGCTAACGGTAATTTATACAATGTTTGTTCGGTTATGTAGTTACGTGTTTTTATACCATAGTTCTCGTTTCCCATTGGGAACATAAAAGTGAAAGAGCAGAAATCATCACCTCTGGATAAGTCTGCGCCTAAAGCGCACGGAAGTTGTCTGTAGTCGCTAACTATATTCGATTTCAACGTTTCTTCGTAAGTAAAGAAATATGTGTATCCTTCCATTGGTAGCCCAAAACGTTTGGCAAGTATTTCATTTCTTACTGACGGGTTATTTTCTGCACGTTCAACGTCTAATTGGTACGTTTCATAAGATACTGTCAGACCAATATTAGGATTAGCTTTTACCCACATTTCAGGATGAGAAACTTCGGCAACATCGTCCAGTTTATACCACCATATAGACACATGCGGATTGTAATATTCACCTTTTAAAATTCGCATTAACTCCATTTTGATTGTATCGCCCGGGCCATTCCTGACGTTTCCTTCTGATGATGTAGCAACGATAACATAGTCATTGTTTTTAGATGAACCCTGCTCAACTGCGGCTACTACGTCTTCTCGTATGTCGCACGACAACCATTCATCGATTGTATTAACTGAACTTCTTAGACCTTGAAGTTTATCTATAGACATAGGATACACTTCTAGTGTGGAACCGTTTAATCTGTTCTCTATTCCCTTTTTAGTAGACGCTAATTTTTGTCTAGTCTCTGGGTCTCCTGTGGTATTATACTTAGAACCGATTGTCAACACCTTAAAGACAGGTCCTCGTTTTCGCAAAATAGCAGTTTTTAAAGGCCCGAGTACTTCTTCTGCCTGACGCATAGTGTATGCTACAGTAACTTGTTTAGACGCTTTCTTATTTACAGTTAGAAAGTATGCTTGTATACATGTATCATACAATGTCTTAGATGCACCTCGTCCTACTATAAGGTATTGCTTGCTGCGTAGTCGTTTTTTAATGCGTTTGTTAACATATCGACCTCCGCCAGCCCCGTCTGGTACATAAACACTTTTTGTTATATAGTAATACCAGCCTAGTAAATCTTCAGCCCATAGTTTAAACGAATCTAATAAATGTAAATCGTCTCCGTCAGTTAAAGTTAATTCATTTTCACAAAAAAATATAAATCCTTCAACAATACTATCATCATAGTAATAGTTTGGATTCTGTATTAACTCGTCTATGCGGTTCATCTGCATTTCGACTTGCTTGTTTACAAAAATTTCTCCGCGTATTACTTTTTGTCTAAACATAGAATAATACTTTGGAGCAGCAACATTTGATAACATTATTATAGTTCCTTTTTATCACGTTTTAGACGGTAGCATTAACTGTTTAGAATCAATTTTATTAAAATAGTCGATTAAAATATCATTTATTTCATCGAACGATTTATCGAAGTCTAAATCATTTATTTTTTTGTTTTTCATTTCATTAACAGTCTTCTTCGCTTTATCTGCTGCTTTTTTAAAATCCTTTTCAATCTCTTTATTAACTGATTTAGACCCTCCGGTTAATGTTTCAACAATAGGTGATATTACTTTTCCGATTATTTTCTGTCCGCCAGCTTTAACTGGAGGAGCAACGATATCTTTTAAGAACCAACCGCCAAGTTTAGACAGTGCGCCTTTTTTAGCAATCGGAGCATATCTCTGTATATCCCATATCTTCTTGTTTAACAATAAGTCTTCTTCTTCTTTTAAGTCTTTTAACTTTTTGTTCTCTATTATCAATTTTATTGCTTTTCGATTACTATCCGGTTTCTTATTTATTTTATCGATTCGTTTTTCAACAGCTAATTGTTCTTTGTAATTTTGACCTATCCTACGTCTACCCGCGGAAGTTAAAGACCCGTCATAATTCTGATATCGTCTAACACCCCATCTTTGTCCTTTTATTCCATGGTGTTGTAAAATATCATTTGTAAAATCTACGCTCCAAGCAACTGACTTTTTCTTAGCTTTTTCACGCCATTTTATAGCCTCTTTAGCTGCTTTCCGTTCTTCACCTCTAGAAATGTTATCAATAGAATCGGTTCTCAAAAGGTTTCTATCGAATAATATCAAGGGGTCATATCCTTCTTTTACTTGTCCGTAACGACCGCCGATAGATGCCTCGTCCGCCATAGCATTATATCCCATTTTAGATAATCTACTTATAACTTCATCTTTTAGCTTGGTGTTTAATCCAAACGTTTGCGCTGCATAATATGCCAATTGGTCAGCATTCATACCTTTATAAACGTTGTGTATTTGCTCGTCTACAAATTTTTTTGACTTGTTTTCATAATTATATTTAACGAGGTCTCTAAGCATACGATTACCAAAGAGCATTAAACTTCTATTCCAAACTATATCGTGTAATGTTTTATTTTTGTCCTCATTTATTACATCTGAAATTACTTTCGATTGAGTCTGACGACTTGGTATTTTTAAGTCTTTCTTTAAAGTAAACTTATACTCGTAAGAATTATATGAATAAGCGGTATTTCTAACCCATCCGCCCTTATACAAATTCCGTTCTGGGTCTAAATATGTTACGTAAACAGAACCATTTTGATTTTCGTTTGGATTCACAGACGTGCGATACATTTTTGTACCAGCCGGTATAGAACGTTCCTCTGTTAAGAATTCTCGACTTTCAACTTTGTTAGCCGATTTATTAACTTCTTTTCCATACCGTTCTCGTCCTTCAGCAGTCCACGACCCATCTGGATTCTGGTATCGTCTAACACCCCATCTTTGTCCAATTATACCGTGATGTTGTAACTCATATCCCATAAATTAATTCTCCATTCCTAATCGGAATTCTAATTCCCGAATTAAATTTTCATATGATGATAAGGTCGATGAAGACGGAGGGTCGAACAATATTTTAACACGAGCATATATGTATGTTTTTAAAGATTGGAACGATGACGATTTATCTTTTAATAAATCAGCCCATCTTGTTGTTTTATCGGCGACATAGAAATCGTAATCTATGGCACCGACTTGTTTTAACGTTATAAAACAAGTATTTATATACGTAACTAATTCATCGTCAAAGCAGTCGTCGTCCAAGTCTATCTCTAACATGTTTTTTATAGTTGTTAATATACTTTCTTCCATGTAATCACCATAATTTAGTATCATTCTTAAATCTAGGCGTGTATTCAAAAGAACCGTTGTCTCTGGAATAATGTATTAAATTATGCGTATTGTAGCGAACACAGACTAGATTATTCATGTCTATAAGTTTAGGACTATGATTGATTATGTCATCATAAGTAATAGGAACTATATGATGTATCATTATTCGGTCATGCTTGGTATTTATGTCATAACCGTCTAAAGCCATATCGCATCCATTATCACGTATGATAACATTTCTTCTAATCTTCTTCCATTCTTCTGACATGTAGAACTTCTGATTAAAATATCTATTTCCGCCGAAAGTGTTTTCACAAACATTAGAAAACAAACGTAAATAATCAAGTCTTTCGTCAAACGTTTTCAATACTATTAATTCGTTATAATTCTTCATCTTCGCCTGAATATTTAGAGAAAGCTTCAATAGCTTTCAAATATAATTCTTTGTCTTCCCTAGAATCGTTTATGGCGTTTGTCTTGGCTGCTTTGAGTGCATTTTCTGCCTTCAGCGATTCCAACTCAAGCTGATACTTAACCGTAGCCAGTCTCAGATAATGAGTTATTATCTGAGAAGAGGCAGTTCCTTCTATAAGCTGTTTTTCAGCAGCATCCATCGCCAAAGATATCAAATGATTTTCTTTTCCTTCTTGGGTTAAAAAGCTAGCTTTTTTATTAGCCAATATTACCGCCTCCTCCCATTTTGATTTTTAGATGTATTTTTTTATATCATCAATACCCATCCAGTTGTCAAATTTATTAGCACTCTTTTTATTACGACGTCGTGCATCAAGGTCTGCGAATCCGTTCTGCCATATTTCGTATAAATATTTAGCATCTTTGTCTGATATAGGTAAAGCCTTATGAAAAGACACATCGTTATTATTAAAAAGTATCATTGACTCAGTGAAATATTGGTCTTTGTTATCACTACCGAATTTTACATCGAAATCATCAATAATCGCGTTGTAGCCTTGGTCACTTAAGTTTTTAAAGAATGCGCGTTTAGCTTTCGAATCTTGCATAAAAGTTCCTACGAATAAGATATATGCTTTATCTAAAGCTTCGTCTTTTTCAATATTTTTAACTTCATTTAAAAACCTTTTAACTAATTTATTTCTATAGACTTTTTCACCTTTATCGATACCCGGTTCATCAGTTTTATACATCTCTTTAGCAGCATCCTTAACCTTTAAACCATCAAACGATTTAATAAACGCATCCATTACTTTCTCATAAGAAGGTATAATTACATTCTTATTTAGTTTCATCGTTGCTATCTCACCGGTGTCATGATTTACCATTTCGACATGGAGTCCCGCGCCATCTAGTCCAGCACTAGCAGAAGCGTAATTAAAAGCGTCTATTTTATCAAGAGTTACATACATTCTGCGACCCGGTTCCTTGGTATGAAATTGTCCTTTTTGTTGAACTCTATATACATCGGTACCTTTATCGATTTTTATATCATTGTCTCTATCTTGTCCAAGAAACTTTCCGTGCTTTCCTTTAGGATAAGGCTGATAACGTCTAATTCCCCATTTTTGTCCCTTTACGCCGTGATGATATATCTCATTATTTACACATATCATTTCTCATATATTTCACTTCGTTTTATATAACGTTCCGATTAAATTAGCGCCATTAATTGTGAGTTTAGTTTCAACTTTCGCCGGAACGATATTAGCGAAGTTAGCATGGTTATTCACAAACATATTAAGAGCATAATCAGTTTTACGACCATACTTCCCGTCTTCTACGAGATTATTTCCATTCATGTCGTGATAATGCATTTCATTCAGAAACTTCTGAAGTTTCTTTACGTCCTCGCAACTAATAATTCCTTCTTTTCCAAAAATAATAGGTTCCATATTGTTCTCCTTCCCATAATCATAGTACCCTATATTCATATCTACATCTCCGATAATACCGGTTACTTTTCCGACACCATACTGCCAAATTTTGTAATCACCGGTGTATTTCGGTTTACCTGTAGTATATTCGGCCAGCCAAATATCATATTTCTTGACGACTTCAGCTGGAATCATATGCATAAGCCAATATCGAGAGCTGTACAACATTGGTATGTATTTACCATCTGATAAAATGGTTTGACAAAACGCATCAATAATCTTGCCTCGCATTGCGAGACTCATATCTTCGAAATGTTTAGACTCAAAGTCAAATACAACAGGGTATGTCAACTTATACTGTGAACATTCTTTAATTACCCTTTTTGCCTCAGCTACAGCGTCGTCTATTGTTTTTGCTTTACTATAGACATACACGCCAACAGGAATATCATTTGCTATCGCGTTTCGCATGTTGATGTGAAAATACTCGTCTACTTTACTCTTACCCTGAAGACATTTAATAAAAGCGAATTCAATGCCGTATTCTTTTACAGCCTTCCAATTAATATTACCCTGATAATGGGACACATCTATACCGTTAAGTTTTGTCATAAATATCACTCCTCGTAAATAACTGCTAAACCGTAAGCTTTCGCGATTTCGTGTTCAATTTTGCAGCCCCTAGCTGTTTCCCATCCTTTTACAAAATATACAGCGTCACACTTAGACATTACGTCTAATGATTTAGCTAAGTATGCTACTGGTGTATGTTTAGTATCATCTGTGATAAAACCATCGTCAGTGAAAAAATTATCAATCACATCATAACCGAACGTTTCCAATGTGTGAATGGCCTTTTCTCTAATTTTGATGATTTTCTCACTAGAGATGTCTTTCATAGGTTGTGAAATCATTATTGTTCGTTTCAT